AAGGTTCAAAAAAGAATTAGTAAACTTACCCGTAAATTAAGAGAAGCTGAAAGAGGCCAAGAGTCTGCATATGAATATGCCAAAAGAATGGCTGAAGAAAATCAACAGCTAAAAACTAGATCTTCAACGTTAGACAGATCTTACCTTCAAGAAGCTGAAAGTAGATTAAAATCTCAAAAACAACAAGCTCTTGCTGCGCTTAAAAATGCACATGAAGTTGCTGACTATGACAAGGTTGCAAAAGCTCAAGAAGTTCTTGCAAAAATAGCAGTAGAAGAAAACAAAGTAACGGTATCAAAAGCTCAGCTTGAACAGCAAATGAATGTCCAGGAAGAGCAACAAGCTAATTATCAAGATTACGTACAACCTCAACAACAAAATCAGGCACAACCTCAGCAAAATGTAGAACTAGCTGAAACTGATAGAAAATGGGTTGAAAAAAACAAATGGTTTGGTGAGGACGAAATAATGACTGTTTCTGCCTATGCAATTCATAATCAATTGCAAGAAGAAGGCTTTGACTTGGGGACAGAAGAATATTATAGTGAGATTGATAAGAGAATTCGTTTAGAATTCCCACAGAAGTTTAACGAATCTTCTGTTAAATCTAAGCCTCAACAAAAGGTGGCTTCAGCAGGTAGGGTTGCTGGTAATACAGCATCCAATAAACGACAAGTAAAATTGTCACCATCTGAAGTTCAAATGGCTAAAAGATTAAACGTACCGCTTGCCGAGTACGCTAAATATGTTAAAAGGTAAAACTATGACAGAAGATAAAAAAGATTTAAACAGAACCCCACGTTCTGCAGACACTCGAGCAAAAAAAGTTGCTCGCAAACCTTGGAGTCCGCCATCAATGTTGGATACTCCTCCTGCACCTGAAGGGTACACTTACAGGTGGATACGAGCTGAACTCGTAGGTAATGAAGATAGAAAAAATGTGACCTCTAGGATGCGAGAAGGTTTCGACCTTGTAAGAGCCGAAGAGTTAGATGGATTCGAACTTCCTACCTTAGATGACGGTAAACACGCAGGAGTTGTTTCGGTTGGTGGTTTGCTATTGGCTAAGATTCCTAATGAAACGCGCGAGGAAAGAAACTCCTACTTTGAAAATCGTGCGCATACCCAGCAAGATGCTGTGGATAACGATCTTTTAAGGGAATCAGATCCAAACTCTCCGATTTTAAAACCAGAGAGAAGTAGCAAAGTAACTTTTGGCGGTGGTCAGCGTAGCTGATTACCAAATATAAATTTTAAATAATATAGGTAACTTATTATGTCTAACAAAAATGCACCCTTTGGAGCAAGAGTTGTAGGTAAAGTAGGTTCTGGAGTCCAAAATGGTGGAGTTACAGAATACGAAATAGCCTCAGGTGCTTCTGGGAATATTTTTTCAGGCGATTTAGTAAAAATGACCAATACAGGTACTATCTTAGTATCTGCTGCTGGTGATGAATCTATTGGTGTATTTAGAGGTTGTACTTTTACAAACTCTTCAGGTGAGACTGTTTTTAGTTCTTACTACCCTGATGGTACTGTATCGTCCGATATCAAGGCATTCGTAATAGATGATCCTAATGCTGTATTTGAAATTCAGAGTGCAGGTTCTCCAGCGCAGACTGATGTAGGCTTAAATGCAGATATTTCTTATACTTCTGGCTCTACCAAAACTGGTATGTCAGCTGTAGAATTATCAGGCACAACTGCTGCAACAACTGCAACTTTCAGAATTATGGGATTCTCCTCTGATCCAGACAACAGCACAACAGGCTCAGCTAACGTGAATGTTATAGTTAAATTTAATGAGCATTTCTATATCGATCCTACAGGAGTATAAATAATGGCAATAAATAGAGCGCAATTAGCGAAGGAACTAGAGCCAGGTCTTAATGCTTTGTTCGGTATGGAATATGCTAGATATGAAGCAGAACATACAGAAATCTACGAAACAGAGAGTTCTGATAGAGCGTTTGAAGAAGAAACTTTAATCGTTGGGTTCGGTAATGCTGAAGTAAAAGCTGAAGGCACAGGTGTCAGATTTGACAGTGCTAACGAAGGTTATACTTCTCGTTATACCCACGAAACAGTTGCTTTAGCTTTCGCGCTAACAGAAGAAGCTGTCGAAGATAATCTTTATGATCGTCTTGGCGCAAGATACACAAAAGCATTAGCTAGATCTATGGCTAATACTAAGCAAATCAAAGCTGCGTCTGTATTGAACAACGCGTTCTCTACAGCTGGTGGCGATGGTGTATCTTTAATCAATACTGCTCACCCTCTTGGGGGTGGTGGTACTCTAGCGAATAGAGCAACTACTATGGCGGACCTTAATGAAACTTCTCTTGAAGATGCATTAATTAATATCTCTACATTTACTGATGATAGAGGTCTTAATATTGCTTTAAGAGGAATGAAGTTAATCGTACCACCTCAACTGCAATTCGTTGCTGACAGACTTCTCCAATCTCCAGGTAGAGTTGGAACTTCTGACAACGACATCAACGCAGTTAGAAATACTGGTATGTTGCCTGATGGCTATGTTGTTAACCACTATCTAACAGATACAGATGCTTTCTTCTTGAAAACAGACTGTCCTGATGGATTTAAGTACTTCGAAAGATCTCCAATGCAAACTGCATTAGAAGGTGACTTCGATACTGGCAACATGCGATACAAGGCTAGAGAAAGATATTCATTTGGATATTCTAACTTCAGAGCTGTTTACGGTTCTCAAGGGGCTTAATGAACGATAGGTTGTAGCGTTTATAACTCATTTACAACCACCTAGGGGGCTTAACCGCCCCCTTTTTTTCCTCTAAATTTACATTCAGTATAAAAATATGTAGAATTTAGGCATGAACATTCTTTGTGATGTAGTGTCTTTATCTCAAAACCCCTGTACGGGTGTTTGTACTACTACGTATGGCTTAGCAGAGCAATGTGCAGGATGTGGTAGAACTTTAGAGCAGATAAGAGATTGGAATAGTTATTCCGATTTAGAGAAAAAGCTGATTAATATTGATTTAGCAGCTAATTATGAAATACGGCAAAAAAAGGAGTTCAATAACATGTCAACAGATAAAAAAATTCAAGATATAAGCGGTAGGCTAATTACAACACAATCTTTAATTGAAATGATGGGAGCAGACATGCTGGATCACTTTGGGAAGGATCCAATCATTAAAGAAACTTACGAAGCCTTAGTTGAGGCACGTAACAAAATACTGAAAGCAAAAGAATCTCTTCCTATTGCTTTGGATCAAGCCTCATAGTAAACTGAAATTTGTTAATTAGCTTAATGAGGGCCGTAATCGGTTTCCATTAATACAAATATAAAGGAGTTCATAATGGCTAATCCACATTTTCAAAACTTAATATTAAACGCAGGTAATACTGCAGCAACCAAGCATAAGAAAGATGTTCCTATGTTCTTGGTGAATCCATCAAGTTCGTTATTCTATCAATATTCAAATGATTTTATGACTTACAATTCTGGTGATTGGACAATCACTACAACCGAAGCTGGCTCAGGTAGTGCTAGTGAAGCTCTTACATCACAAGCGGGTGGAGCTTTATTAATCACGAACGATGATGCTGATAACGATTTAGACTTTTTACAATTAAAAGGTGAATCATTTAAGCTCAGCAGCAGCAAAAGAGCTTACTTTGAAGCAAGATTTAAAGTTAGTGATGCAACTCAATCAGATTTCGTGATGGGTTTACAAATAACTGATACAACACCTTTAGCAACAACTGACGGAGTATTTTTCATTAAAGATGATGGAGATACAAACTTAGACTTTATTGTTGAAAAAGATAGCACATCAACAGATACAACTGCTATTCATACAATGGTAGATGACACATTTGTTGTGGTCGGTTTCTTTATTGATCCAAATACATCACAAGTTTCTTACTTCATAAACTCATCCGATCCTGTAGGTGTTGTTAATACTAACCTACCTGATGATGAAGAGCTTACAGTATCTTTCGGTATTCAGAATGGTGCAGCAGCAGCTAAAACTATGACTGTTGATTACGTAAACGTAATTTGCGAAAGATAGGAGATAAACAATGGCAGGTAGAATCGTAGGTTCAGATGTAAAAACAGCTACAAGTACTAGCTCCGCGACAGGCGGAGCAGTATTACAAGCTAGCCGTTCAAGATTGAGGGGCTACATAATCGCAGGAGGATCTTCTGACGGTACCGTAACATTTAGAAACGGTTCTGTTACAGGTTCTACTCTCTTAATTGCTCCTTGTAACGCAAACGATACTGAAACCATGAATATTCCAGATTCAGGTGTTTTGTTTGAAGACGGTATTCATGTCGTATTAAGCAATATAGATAGAGTAACTGTTTTTCATTCATAAGATTTATATTTTATGGCCGAATACAAAGGCAAAAAAGTAACCCTTAACAGACCAAGGGCTATTCGAAAAGGTAGCCCTGGTTATGGTAAAAAGCGTAAAGAAGTTTTTGTAAAAGGCTGTAGTAGCGAAGGCTCTAGGGTCAAACGTATAACCTTTGGTGATGCCAAACTCGGCATGCACAAAAATAATAAAGCTAGAAAAAAATCATACTGTGCCAGAAGTAAAGGTATGGGTGGTACTACAGATAGATGTAGTGCTAATTATTGGGCTAGAAGAGATTGGGATTGTTAAATGGCTAAAAAGGTAAAAAGTAAAGGTAAGATTTGTCCTGAAGGTAAAGCTTGGGCAAAAAGAACTTTTGATGTTTACCCAAGCGCATATGCTAATCTTGCTGCATCAAAATATTGCAAAGATCCTAACTATGCTAAAGGCTCTAAAAAAAAGAAAAGAGTTAAAAAGTTCGCGGGTGGTGAAATACGCGGACAAGGTATTGTGATGAAGGAAAAACGTAGATAATGGGGCAGCTTCAATCGTGGTTAGATGAGGATTGGGTAAGGATTGGGGCTGACGGATCTATACTAGGATCATGTGGCAACAGAAAAGAAGCAGAAGGTAAGCCTAAATGTTTGCCTCGCAAAAAAGCTGAAGGCATGTCTAAAGAGGAAAGAGCTAAATTAGTTGCACGTAAAAGAAAAAAAGATCCAAATCCAAATAGAAAAGGTAAACCAATTATGGTTTCTAATAAATTACGTAAAGGTGGTCCTGTAGCAAAAAAACGTCATATAACTATTAGAGGGCAGGGCGTTGTTATGAAAGATAGGTTAAGATAAAATAAAAAAATGGCAAAATTAAAAAACCCAGAAAAAGCTGATCTGAATAATGATGGCAAAGTTAATTCTTATGAAGAAAAAAGAGGTATGGCTATCGAAAAAGCTATAGAAGAAAGACAAAAGTTTAATGCTGGCAGAGCGGTAAAAAAGAAAAATGGAAAGATAGCTAGGGGTTGTGGTAAAGTCATGTCTAATAGACGTAAATTTACTACTATGAGTTAGGAGCAAACATGCCAACAAAAAAAGAAAAAGTAGATCCAAAAATTCAAGCAAGACTTAATGCAAAAGTTAGACCAGATGAGCCTGTTTCTGATAACCGTATTTACATAAATATGCCAAAGAAAAAAGCTCCTGCAAAGAAAAAAACAGTTAAAAAAGGTAAAAAATAATGGGTAAATATAAATCAAAAGGTAACAAAAAGATGAAGAAGTCAAAAGGCGGAAGCATCTATAAAAAATCTAAAGGTGGAAGCATTTTGAAAAAGTCTAAGGGTGGATCTATGATGAAAAAATCCAAAGGCGGATCTATAATGAAAAAGTCTAAAGGTGGTTCAATTCTTAAAAAATCAAAAGGCGGATCAGTTATGGCTGGTAACGCAAACAGAAGAAGGTTTAATAATTCTTAATTAGTGCCATATTTATACAGTAATATACCCCATTTTAAATGCTGGGTAAGAAGGGAGTACACGCACAACCACGAAAATTATCATGGTGAGTTTATTCATGCTATGGCTATTGGTGTCACAACCATGCCTAATAGATGTTTAAGCTTTCATGTAATTTTTACTGGTGAAGAAGCAAATTGTGATGATTGGGATGAAGGCAACATACATGGCGGTGCCATGTGGGCTAGAATGCCAATTACAGCTTTAGTAGCAGATACTTTAGTAGACGATTTTGCAAAACCCATGTCAGTTCATGATGCTCAGCCTTGGGATTGTGCGTCACATCATAATTCAGTATATGTAATGAATAGGGCAACACCTTGTCCCTGGCTAGCAAAGATAGACGGTAAGATCTTTCCAGCAAAGTATTACTTTACGGTTGATTACTCTGAAAGCGAGATAGCAGACGATCCAGCACAACACAAAAGCAGTCATGTTTTAGAGCTTCTAGACGCTGGTGAGTGGACAGGAAATATCGTAGCCTTACCAAACAATAGAGTAAGAGTTACACACCCCGCCTGGTTCGTTACAGGTGAAGGTGCGCCTGATTTCAAACCATCTCAACATATACATTATTCTAAATCTGATTTAGACTATACCTTAGATGTCAACAGGGTTTTTGATAACCTATATAACGAGGAAAAATAATGGCGCTTTCAGGCAGTACCGATTTCGAGCCTAACGTAGCAGAGTTTGTAGAAGAAGCATTTGAGAGATGTGGTTTGGAGCTGCGTACAGGTTATGATCTAAAAACTGCAAGAAGATCCATTAATTTAA